GCCCTTTCTGTGGTGCTTAGTGCTACTAGCCTTTGTTCATCGCCGCAGAAGTTAAGCGGTCTAAGGTAGTTGCTTCAGGATTTGCAGAACCATCTGCTCCGCTACCCATAGGAGTCTGAGCTACAGTGCCAGTGAATGACTGTCTGCGTGCATTGATCTCTTTGAGTCGCTCCATCTCAGGAGAAGCCATGTTGTTTTTAAAATCGTTCATTACGTTAGCGGTCAAGCGGAGATCAACAAAGTCGTCCTCCGTGTATCCACGCTCGTAAGCAAAGATTCTAAAGTCTTCTGCCTGCTCATCCGATAAGCCAGTGGCTTGAGCCGCTTTATCTAGGTTGTTGGCAATCGCTTGCTTGATAGCCTGACCCTTCATGTCTTGAGCTTCGAGACCTTGCTGAACAGCTTGGTTAGCGTTACCTTCGGATTGTCTCAGGACTTGACCTAGCATCTGCTGAAGCTGGGTCATGTTAGCGCCCATCTTGTTCATCATGTCAGCTTGCTCTCTGAATCCCGGTGGAAGCGAAACAGCGTTGTCTTCTTCCCATTGGGCCAGAGCATCCATTGACGTCTCAGCTTTGGCTTGGACGTTTGTCTTGCCGTCAGTGTCGCCCATCTGTGCATTCGTCTCGTTAGCCTTTAAGAGATTCAGCAGTTGACGTGCGGCGTCATCAGGACTTTTAGCAACACCGTTTTTGATTGCGGCCTCAACTACTCTGTTAAGGTTAGAGTTCTGGGCCTGCTTGTGATTGACATCACGGTAACGCTTAAAAGTTTCCGAGATTTGCTTCGGGCTCAGCTTTCGCATATCGCCTTCACCAAAGTCGATCTCGTATAGAATCGCGTCTGCATCCATACGATCACCTTCTGTTTTTGGTGATCCGTCAGCAACAGCTTTCTCTTGGTCAGTGGGTACTTCAGGAGCTTTCTGAGCGGCCTGTTGAGGCACTGGTTGCTCTGGTACTTGTGGTTGGACACCCATTTGTTGCGATGCCACTCGGTCTATCATTGCACTTGGGTCTATCGGTTGGTCAGCCATTTCTTATTCCTCTCCCGGCCTTGGCGGGGATTTAGTTAGTATGTCGAAAGAAGCCTGAGCTTCGTCCGGCAGGTTTGCTGCCTCAAGTGCTATGGCGCTCTCCAGATGTGCTGTGAGTCGCTCAGGTAGATCAAGAAGCTGTTTTGCGGCCCAGATTGAGCCACGACGAAAGTGCATCTCTTCAACTGACATGTTTGCATTAGTTGCCATGCCAAGAGCTGCACCGACGATCTCTTTCTCCATGACCTCTTCGATGTAAGTCCATCCGCGAGAGGTCTTGAGTGTTGCTAGTCCCTTATGAAGGGTTTCATGTTTACGTGACATTTAATTAACCTTAGAGTTTTTACTTGCGGCCCTTACCTCTGCCGCCCATTACTGGTTTGAACTTTTTGCTCGCGCTGGGCTTCTTCTTGCTTCCAGCGTTCTTAGTTACTCTCTTGCGTCCCATTGCCATTGTCGTATTCCTCTCTTGCTAGTCTTCGTTTAAGTAGGTGCTCAATCTCTTCTGGGTGAGCACGTAAGTAGTACCTCTTAGCCTCTAGCTGTCTGCTTGCATCATCTAGCTCGGTTAGCCTCTGGATGAATATCAAGGCGTATGGCTCATCGACGAGAGGCGTAAATTCCTCTTCATCATCTATAAATTCTGGGTCGGGGTCGTCCGGGTGAAAGCCAATAAACCAGAGGTTACGTCGGGAAAACTTTTTCTCGGAGTTAAGCCTATCCAAGTCCTCGTGCATTTCTTTTGCTGTCATCGACGGGCTTAACTCGTAGTGGATGACAATGCTCTTGTCCTTGGGAAAGTTTCTTGATGTTCTCTGTATGTTTGAGTAGCCCCAACCAAAGCCGCTTTCGATGTCTACCTTGTCTGAGACAATAGCTTTCGATGCGTAAGGGCAGGCGGGCATACCAGAGAATTGAGGGTGGACGGTGGACAAGGCATCGACTGCCCAGACACGAAGTTCCTCGCGGATTAAATCTTTCATTCGCCTGTTGTGTAGACGTTTACTGCCAGAGCAGTGGCAATAGCGGCCAGAACAAGCGTTGTTAAAAACTTAGCGACTGTCTGACCAACGGCCTTTTTTACTTCTCGCCACCCATCGAGAAGGTCTCTCAGTTCATGTACGTCATGAATAGCTTCTTCATCAGAAAGGCCAACGTCGGCAAGCGCCTTCTTTGCGCCTTTCTCCGCTGCCGCTTCAAGCATTAACTTGAATTCTTCTGATTTTATATCCATAGCAGATTGTCGCTTTAGGGTTACAGGGTTGTCGTCCTACTTTAATTGGGGGCCGATAAACCAAGTCACGATGCTGTGGCGTGTGCCTGATGTAACGGGAGTCACTTGGTGCATTCTGAATGAGGGAAATACCAGTATTGATCCTTGCTCTTTAAATCCCTCTACAGCCTCACCTTCACCGTCCTCGTTGATGAAGTGAAACTCTCCGCCCTCATAGTCTTCTGGCTTATTAAGCTGGATCACGAGACTTATTTTTCTCATGTCATCCGAGAGGGCATGGGTATCCATGTGAGGCTTGTAGTGTTCGCCAATGCCATAGCGAGTGAATTGAACGCCGTCTTGTCCAGTAGCATCAAACTGCCATGCTTGTTCGTTGGCCAGTTTGCCGTACATGTTTGTGATTGCGGTAATCCAGTGGATAGGTGGAACCCAGCCGATCTTTGAGCGACGAACATCCTCGTTGACTTCTCCGCCAGCAATACCGTCCTCCAGCTTCTGAGAGTTTCCGCAGTCGATGATAAGGTCGCAAAGACCCTTGTCTAGCTCACCAGTCCAGAGCCAGTACTCAGGGTTTAGGATCATTTATAGATGACTGTGACGAACATGTCGTCTTCGGCCGTGAGGGTTGCTTGTGATGACTTGATCTCGATAAAATCTTTCGAGTTAAACGTAGTGCCAGAGACATTAGCTGCTGAACCAATGAGAACGATAAAACAGGAATCTCCTTCTTTGTTTATCTGAACTGTTTCACCTGAGCGAACTGGGCGAACCTTTCGTTGCCAGTCATGCTGGTTAGCGGACGGTAGGAAACAATATAAGGACGAGCTTTCAAGTAGAACAGTAAAATCGATATGCGTTGAAACAGGAATGTAAGGAACAAACATTGACTGCCAGTCTGTTTGATCCCACCACGTCGAGGCATCCGAGAATGCAGTGACTGTCTTATCGGTGGAGTTGAACTCCCACCGAGTAATAAAGAATGGTTCGGTGCCAGTTATCGCAGCCTCTATTGCATCCATGTCCGCGTCATCAGGGCATGTCCACTTGAAAGAGACGTGCTCGCCTGAAGGGATGCTTGAGTCATTTGTTGCAATGAGCCAAGGGGTCATGCCACATATCACATCTGTCGTATCGGGGTGATACTGGGTATCAGTATCATTGTAGAAATGGTGATGCGACCCAAAGCTGGCTGTTCTCCCCACGCGCATATTGAGCGCCTGTGTTAGTGCCGTGTCTCCGCCACTACTTACTTGAAGGGCGAGTTCAGGTTCTAAGTCCGCGCTCATCAGACAGAACCCGCAGTTACTTGAATTGTACCTGAGCCTCCTACGAGACTGTCAGTTCCTTCAGGGATTGATGAGGGAGGGGCTTCAGCAGTTTGTATCTGAGAGCCTATAGCTACTTTGGTTTTTGCGGAATCTATTGATGAGCCATCAGTTACAGGGCTGACAAGGATTCTCTTGCTGACTCCTGCTACGGAGTAAGTGACGATGTACTCATTGGTATCTGAGTCATATCCCACGATGTCATAATTAATCGTGCTCATTTTCTTTCCCACATAGTTTCTCGATACAGGCTTGGCTGAGACAATCTTCGCTCTCGGGTGAGATTAAGGGTCTTGATCTCTTTGCTATTCATAGCACGTATCTCTGGTTTCTTGTTCATGCCTCGTTTAAAAGGTATGGCTTGGGCAATAGGATAGCCGCGAGGCAATCTTATGGTCGTCCCTTTTTGTTTTAGGAATGAGGGGAAGTTTACAAACTCAAAATACTTGTCTGTCTCTACTATACCGCTCATGCATTCGATGATGTTGTTCTCACGGTTGAGAGGGGGGACGAAGAGTGTTGACCAGCCGGGAGGGGTTTTCAGGTGCCAATAGTTTAGGAACTTGAGTGGTGGGGACGGTAAAGCGTTATGCCCCTTTATCTGAGAGGCATCATGCGTCTGAATGACATCACGGGAGAAGTCAGATCGCCACTCCACTCCGCTTCCGTCATCGTTGACCACTATTTCTATTTCAGCGGGTGTAACCATTAACCAGCCAGAAACCATTGCATCAAGGAATGGAGGACATCTTTTAATTGTTCTGTCGGGCCAAGGGCCGCCGTCCTCATCCTCGTGATCGAAATTCTTGAGCCTCTTAAACCATTCAGGGATTTCGGATCGAGCTGGCTTGGGCTCAGGAATGATTCCGAGGAGGGCGGGTTCTGTTGTAAAGGTTACTTTAGGTTTACTTAAAATCATTGTCTCTCGAACGTAATAGTTACAGTGCCGTCTGCTACAGTGACTGGTATAGCCTGCTGTGCCTGAGTTACTGTTATACTCTGATTCGAGTAGGTAGTCGTCCCGCCTGCGTTACCTGATGATCCAGAGTTTCCTGCTTTCCCAGTCCAGTTGCTTGGTGCGGGATTACCGGGATTACCAGAGCCTCCGCCAGTACCTGCATTTCCTGCGCTTCCGCTTGACCCAGCGTTACCGGGGTTGCCGTTGGTCGCTCCACTGCCGTTGTTGCCATTGCCTCCCGCCACTCCACTTCCGCCGCCACTTCCGGGTTGACCAGCTCCAGCTCCTGATCCGGGATTGCCGTAAGCGCCTACGTTACCAGCGTTGCCAGAAGTTCCTGCGTTCCCCGCGTTTCCAAAGTTGGGTCGTCCACCGCGTCCGCCAGCGCCACCGTTACCAGTGCTTTCCCAAGTTCCCCCAGCGCCGCCATTTCCGTAGGAATTGCGGACACCATCAGGAGAGCCTACCGCTCCGACTGCTCCGTTAGTGCCAAAAAAAGACGTGCCTCCGCCGCCACCGCCGCCGCCAGCACCGCCACCACTTCCACCGTTCCCTCTTGCACCGTTGTTTCCGGGGTTTCCTGACGAACCAGCGTTGCCGGGATTGCCTGCGTTACCGCGATAACCTGCGCCTCCTGCGTTGCCGTTGTATCCGGGAGTGCCGGGATTGCCGGAATTTCCTGCGCTGCCTCCATTTCCTCCTGCACCGTTCGTCCCCGGGTTTCCTGCGTTGCCGGGATTACCGGGGGCTCCGCCGCCACCTGCATTTCCTGCTGGCCCGCCTGCACCTCCAGAGCCTCCTGCTCCACCAACACCAGCCGCTCCGCCTGCGAAGTTGGCATAGTTGCCGAAGGTTGTTGCCGCGCCTGCATTACCGTTGGCTCCTGATGCGCCATCAGCTCCAGCGTTACCTGCTGAGCCAGCAGAGCCTGCACTTCCATCGTTGCCTGCATTGCCTGATGATCCCGAGTTAGCACCACTGCCGTTGCTGCCTGCATTGCCTGCACTTCCAGCAGTGCCGCTGTTACCTAAACCTCTTCCATTGCCAGAGGAGCCCATAGACCCGTTGTTGCCGATTGATCCTGCACCACCGGGGTTTCCGGCGTTTCCGAGTCCGCGTCCATTACCGTTGCTGCCGACACCTCCTGTGTTGCCATTAGTTCCAGCACCACCTGCGTTTCCGGGGAATGCTGTTATATTATTTGATTGAGGATTTTGACCTCCACCATTCCCTCTAGCTCCTCCGGGGCCGGGGGAAGCGTTTCCGGGTGAACCCGGATTTCCTGACAAATTTTTAAATGCTCCTCCATGTCCACCGCCACCACCACCACCACCGTTACCGGGCCCACCTGCGCTTCCGGGATTGCCCGCATTGCCAGCACCACCTCCGTTCCCTCGGTTTCCTCGCGCACCATTATTTCCGGGGTTACCGGGGTTACCGGCATTTCCCGGATTACCTGCATTGCCTCCGTTTCCTCTTACGCCATTGTTGCCTGCGTTCCCGGGATTACCTGAGTTTCCCGCATTACCTCCCGCACCGCCATTTCCTGCGACACCCGGATTACCCGGGTTGCCAGCAGTTCCTTGGTTACCGGGATTCCCGGCGGCTCCATTTCCACCGGGATTTCCTGATGAACCTTTAGCTTGGATGGAAACCTTTGAGATTCCCGGCGGCAAGTTAAAAGTACCCGAGGACGAGAGTGTTACCGTACCCCCGGGAAATAGAGGGTCGGCTTTAAGAGAGGTTCCGAGGAACGGCATTTAGCTCACCTTTACGGCTAGTTCAACAAAGTTGCTTGGTAGGTCTGATGACTGAATTGCGTAACCAGTTTTTCTGTATGCGTCTGAGCCGTCCTCTGCTTCCCAGATGACGATGTCATAGATGATTACCGGAGATGCAGTAAATACTATTGGCTCTTCATTCTCATCATCGAACCAAGTGGATAGTGCGGCCAAGTTTTCTGCGTCTTCTTGATATTGCAAGTCTTGAAAAAGAATAGCGCGAGTGTCTAGCCACGCCCTCAGTTGAGATGTAGCTAACTGCCCGATCTTTCCGTGAAGATTGATGTTGTCATAACGAACAGGAGTGGTCATTTTTAAGCCTCATAGAATGACAGTGAAACGTAAATCGTAGTGGAACCCTTCACCAATAATGCGGTGTATATGGTTTCCTTGTTGGCAGAGGCGTTTACTGCTGGCTGTGTGGACGAGCTGTTGTACTTGATCGTGTAGCCACCCGGAGCAGCGAGAGTAAAAGTTCTTCCGCCAGTGGCGTCCTGCTTAACGAAGATTGTGACTGACCTTGCTGTTCCGGCAGGGAGTTCGTCAGTATCTGGAAGCGTGACGGTTGTGTCTCCAACCAATGTGTAGCGAACATTGTTGGTTGCATCTGGAATAGTTTGTGCGCCAGTTACGCTAGTATTTGACGCAATAATTTCTTGGAAATTCTCGAGGGTGACATCAGTGACTTTGTTGTTATCGAAGTCAATGTCACCCGTCATGGTGCCGCCCGCAAGCGGCAACTTGGCGGCGATAGCATTGTTAGTTGTCGTTGCGAAGTTGGAGTCATCGCCCAGTGCAGCGGCCAGCTCGTTGAGAGTGTCCAGAGCAGCGGGTGCACTGTCCACGACATTTGCTACAGCCGTGTCCACGTATGTTTTGTTGGCGGCATGTCCATTTGCTGTTGGGTTCGGAACTGTTATCGCAGTGGTGGTGGACGCGCCAATGTCGGCAATCGTTTGCAGATTAAGCGTTGTAGGTACAAATGCAGACGAGCCAGCGTTGTAGACGAGACCTTGGTTTGCTGTCGGAGTGGTTGCAGCCACATTAGATAGATCGCCAATCGTTATGTTTGCAAACCCAGCAGAAGATACAAATGAAGAGCCGTTGTAGACTTTCATCGCATTTGAGCTTGTGTCGTACCACAGGTCGCCCGTGGTTACTCCGCCCGGGGCAGAGCCTCCTATAAAGTAGGTGGTAGCAAAGGTGTTCACATTGTTGATGCTTGAAGCAACTGTGTTCACGTTTGATATTGATCCGGCCACAGCATTCACGTTGCTCGTGTTAGACGAGACGGAGGACACCGCACTAGAGATGCCAGCGACTGTAGTCACATTAGAGTCAATCCCTGCAACGGTATTAATGTTTGATGCGTTGTTAGCGACAGCGGTTATGTTGCTGTCAATTCCAGCAACCGTGTTCACGTTAGCAATGGAGCCTGCGACAGCTCCGATTGTGTCGGTGCCTGTAAGGTTTGTTGCGACAGTACCAATGTCTGTTGCGTCTCCTGCTACTGCTGTTACGCTGGCTGAGATTCCTGCGACACTGTTTACATTGGCGATGTTTGTTGAAACTGTGCCGATGTCTGAGGCATCGCCTGCGACAGCCGTTACGTCTGATGCAATGCCAGCAACTGAGGTTACGTTTGCGGAGATTCCGCTAACAGTGTTTACGTTTGCAATGTTGGTTGCAACGGTGTTGATGTTTGATATGCCATTAGCAACGGTTGTGACGTTGGTGCTGGTTGCCCAGTATTTCGCTGAGTAGTTTGTGCCGTCCACAGTACCACTGGTTTTGATTGCCCACTCAGAGGCGGCTCCCTTGCCAGCAGTATCAGTGATTCCTGTGCCGCCTATGGCCCATGCCTTTGCTGAGTAGTCTGATCCAGCAACAGCCCCGTCAACTTTGTTTGCGTAGTTCTTGACGAGAGTGCCATCAACAATCTTGAGGAACTTGTCTGCGGCAGGTGTTGCATTAGAGGATGTGTGGGCAACCGTGCAGACAAAGGTATCTTGGTCTTTGGTTGCAATGTCGAGCACCTTGTATGCAGTTGATGTTGCATAGGTGCCGCGTGCATTAAAGATTTCGATGCCAGAGTCAACATAGCTGTTTGTTGTTCCTACACGGACTTGCAGTTTGTTGTTGTCTGTCGTGAGCACCCTTACAGAAAATATCGTCGGGTCAAAGATGCCTGTCGATGCGTTAAAGATGTCGCCAAGCATTTGCGCAAGAGTGCGGTTGCCTAGCTCGGCATTCTCCATATAGGTGTCGAGGATGTGCTCGCCAGTCTTTGAGGAGACGAATCTTAGTTGCTCACTTGTCGGGCGTGTAATAGCCATTAGATGTTCACCTTGAGGTTAGCCACTTCGATTTCGAGATCGCGGACTTGCTTCTGTAACTTCACGATTGTCTTGGCGTTGGTTGCGCCCCAATCAGTAGTGTTGAGATCGACCTGACTAAAGACGGCGTGGACATAGTTCACGATGTCAGTATCTAGGTCGGGCTCCATTGCTGCTGCGAGTGCGTTTATCGTGTTAGCCATTTTGCATCCTCTGTTTCTCGCTCATCGGAATAAGGTTTCCTTTCTGAGCTTCACGTTCGATTTGTTCCTGCGGCGCAACACTTGCTCCACGCATTTTCTCCATAAGGGCGATTTGCTGACTAGGTGAGTTACCCTGTTGCTTCTCTTCCTCGGAGATGCGGAACTGGTCTAGGTCTGAAATGCCAAGTGCGCGGATTGCTTCTTCTGCAATCTTGCCCATCTTGTATTCCATGTTGAGGCCAGTCTGGGACATGATCTGTAGCATGTTCATCCACGTCTCTGCGTTTCTTGTTGGCTCCACTGGTAGCGTGCCATCGATAACGAGATAGTCGATCTTGCCTTGCAGGTCTTTAGCGCCATAGTCGATGTAGCCATCCTGAACCAAGTCAGCTAACTGACCGGGCATCTTGTCTTCATCGATCTTGATGGAGCCGTTAATTTCTAGTGCGTCCTGAATGTTCGAGGTCATCATGCGAACCATTGGACGGATTGTCGTAGCCGAGATAACGCGACTTAAAACACCAAGGCGCTGAGAGCCGAGCTGAGTCAGACGCTGGATTTCTGTTGCGGTTCTAACGTCTGGTGTCGGCATACCTTGTTGTGCGTCGGATGCGCTGGACACTCGGTTCTTGAGTTCGGACATCGCTTGGATGTCGTTCCAGTGTCCACGGGTAACGTCAGGGACTTGAGCAATATAGACACCATCACCGGGTTTAGCTCCGGGCATGGTTCTCACAACACCCCAAGGGTTTCGGTCAATGAGGTCTGGCACCATCACCTGTGTTGGATCAACAAAGATTAGGTTATTGAGCGCAGCTTGAACATTATCGATACGGCTTCGTAACAGCCACGTAGCAATGTCGTGCATGGGCAACATAAGGTCATAGAGTGATTGTCCCCATGTTTTGTGTGTGTCGTTATAGAGGCCACCCATCACCATCGGGAACTGCTGACCGTATGGGTTGAGCTGCATACGGATACAGACGTGCTCGTCTAGGATCGTGATGACCATCCAGATTTGTTCGATGGACGGAATGCCAATCTCGTGTCCTGAGAATCGCACCCAACATTCGTCAGTGACGCGAGCGTCTCCCAGTGTGAAGTATGCGTGGTCTGCCATGCCTCCACTGTTCGGAGCGGCAGGATCAATATTAAGTCCACGACCTTCTTCTTTGTGCCAGCGGTGGGCTTGCCAACCTGACTTCGCCGAACCTGTTCTGTGGCGTAGCTCGGGGTGATCCTTTAACTTGGGGTAGAGGCCAGTGTTGACTAGCGAGTTATATGACTGGTAGTCGGTGAACACGCAGAACTGCCACTGCTCCCATTCGCCCCAGCTTACTCTTGGGTCTGGGAAGCATCGGCGTGGATCAATGTTGACGATACGGTTCTGGTTGTCATTGGCATCCCACACAATTTTGGTAGGGGCGAATCCGTAACGGATGCTATCGAGAAGCATCTGCGCCATTCTCGCTTCACCAGCAGTGCGTCGCATCTGTGAATGCAGTACTCGCTCAAGAATCGATGCAGTCTTTCGGCTGTTGCGATCCAATCCCTCAAGCTGGAACATGGGGTTACGTCCACCCAGTGCGGCCATCAAGTAGGTGAGAACTGTGTCAGCAACAGCTCGCGTATCTGCGACTACTGCTTTCTCGCGGAACTGAGTGGCATCTGGCGGAACCCAAACATCGTGCGCTCGATCAGCTTCTGTCCAGTGATCGTAGCGTTTCTTGATTTTGTTGTAGGACATATCCACGCATGATTTGACGTAGTCAACAATGCGCCGCTCCTCATCTTCTTTGAGGTCACCGGATATATCTTCGTATGCAACTATCTTGTTGGCGAGCCTAGAGAGATCAACCACTTGTCCATTGGTCGATGAGCCTGCGTAGTCCGCACCATAGTAGGTTCTTTTTTTGTCTGCCATGCCGTGTAATTTGCCTTATAAAGTGTATGTGGTCGTCCCTGTGCGGACGTTACTCGCCCCATCCTTTGAACATTTGCGTTCCGAATTGCGCGGATAGGGAGTCTCGGTTTCTTTGTGCTTCTTGATTGAGGGAATTGCTCGCATTGAGCGAGCCGAACATAGCTTCCGGGGTAATTGTTTGGCGGGATAGGATGTCCACAGCCATAGACAGCGCATCGACTTGGTCATCGTGGCGACCTGCCGGGAACGCCGTGCATTCTTCCACGAAATCGTCCAGCCACTTTGCTTTCTCGGGCAAGTGGACGCGACCACCTTGGATTAGGGGCGTAATTCCGTTGACTCGGCTTACTTTGTCGTTGACCACCTTGTAGGGGACAACAGCCATGCCGGATTCTCGGCGTAGGTCTTGGATAATGGACTGGCCAGACGCCTTATCTTCCACATATAGGGCGCGGAGTCCCTTTCCTCGCCAAGATGCGTTGATGTTGATGAGCTTTTGGCGAAGGTCTGGGTATTCCCATCGTCCACGGTGGACTTCAACGATGTATATGTCCCCGTCTTGGGTAAGACCAGCGACTATGGCGACCGAATAGTCCGATGTTTCCGTCTTTTTGAAGGCCGTATCTGCCGCAATGATGATTGTTTGGAAGTTATTGGGGTGCAAATCCTCTGGATAGTAGTTCCACCACTCTGATTTAAGGATGTTTCCTCCCTCAATGTAGGGTCTTTGCTGATATAGAGAGGCAAAGTCGCGTGGGTTTAGCCGCTCTCTACGTCTAAGTTCTTCGACAGGGAAGCGTTCTGGCCACAAGGCAACGTCTTCTTCCTCTTGGATGTAGCGTTTTGTCTTGGCTAGGTTGCTCAGCTCGTTGGCTTCCACATACATAGGGTGTGAAGGAGGCAGGCTTCTGCGGGAAATCTTCTTACCGCCTACCTTTCTTATGGCTGGATAATCGAGGTGCATCCACATGCCTTCCTTCCAATCCTCTGTGCGCATAAGACGGCCTGCTAAGTCGTCTGGATGCCAGCGAGTGAGGATAACTATCTGGCTGGGTAACTGGCCTTTTGCATCTGGCTGTAGACGGGTGGAGAGGGCGGCTGTGTAGAAGTCCCAGATTTTGTTTCGCTGGGTTGCGGACTCTGCGTCCTCTCGAGATTTGGTTGGGTCATCCACTATAAGGAGGTTAGCGGGTCGGCCTGTTGTTGTACCACCGATGCCTACGCCGAAGTAGGCTCCGCCCATCTCTGTTCTCCAGACGTCGGCTGCTCGACTGTCTGAGGACATGCGGAAGTCTGGGAATGCTTGCTGGACTTCCACGCCACTTGCTCGGTCACGCACCTGCCTACCAAAGTCACTGGCCAGCATTGCGTTGTATGAGCAGGACAGGATATAGCGGTTTGGGTTGCGTGCCATGTAATAGGCAGGGAAGAGGACGGTGGAGAATGTGGACTTGGCATGACGAGGTGGCATCGTGACAAGAATGTTTCTGGCAGGGCGTCCTTGGTCGTCTTCAAGGATTCCTTTCTCTAGGGCGTCGAGCTTGTTGATTAAGTCTATCTGGAAGTCGGCGAGGTCGAAGGTGGGCTCGGCTACCTTCACAAACCCAAGGAATGATTTCTCTGCATCCTTGAGCTTGAGGAGGTGCTGTGCCGCTGCCGCACGAGATACGCTCATACAATGATTCCAGTTTTCTTTGTGAACTGGGCATCGGTTATTTTTTGAGCTAGGCGTCTGTCGTGGATGTTGTCAGCCATGATTCTCATGAAGTGATCCATCACGGCAGACTGATGTCTGTGCGGGGGAACCTCAGATAGGTTGAGCTGGGACATGGCATTGCCAAGCTCGCTCATTGTCATGGATGATGCTGCCGCATCTTTCTGGATGTTCTTGACCATTCCTTTATTGCTCATCGATTACTTCCTCTTTGGTTTCTTCTTCGGTTTCAGCGATGCCATCGACACCGCTGGCTATTCTTTCGAGTTCCTCTCTGGACATTTCAGTGAGGTTTTTCACTGAATGTTCGTGCTGGTGATAGGAGGCTGAGAGGTCAGGAATGACCTTATTAAGGAGGCTAGAAAAGACCCTTGCTTGGGTGGGCGTCCACTCTATATGGCCCTTAACGACCTCGTCAGCCAGTGTGAGATGCGTCTGCATCTTGCTTGCTATCTGCCCTCGTAGGTTTGCTACCTGATGGGGTGATAAAGCGACTTGGCCAGTGGCCGTTTTGACTGATATTCGGGTAGTTCTACTCATATATAGCTCCAGACGTTTTCATTTTTGCTCGCGAGTCGAGACCCCCCAGTGACGTTGACGCGCACCACCGTGGGAGGCGGGGCCGGGATAGCCCCCCGGGGGGGTATATGGGCGCAGATTGGGTCGTGGCAGGGCTGAAACCCGCGCAGTTGCTGGGATTTCTCTCCCCTGAGAGGGGATTTTCTTGCGTGAGCGTTTCACACGCGCTGGAAAGGCACGCGAACGATAGGGTCTGGG